TCTGGTAAGGATGTTAATTTATTATTATTACAATTTAATGTTTGTAATGAATTAGGTAATGTTTCTGGTAAGAATGTTAATTGATTATTATTACAACGTAATTCTAGTAATGAATTAGGTAAGATTTCTGGTAATGATGTTAATTGATTATAATAACAACGTAATTCTAGTAATGAATTAGGTAAGATTTCTGGTAAGGATGTTAATTTATTATTAATACAATCAATAGAATATATATCATCATATCGTTCTAATTGTTCTATAGCATTGAATGATTTATATTTTATTGGTTCTTCACCCAATGCATATTGTATTTTAATAGCCATGATTGGTGTTATTTAATAAATAAAATAAATTTCAAATTTAAATTCAAATTCAATTTTAACAGGACTTTACTCTATCATCCAATCAAATTGAATATGAAGTTGGTCGTTAATTTTTTCAATACAATCAGTCTCAAAATCAAATAAGATTATCATATGTAAACTTAAATGGATAAGGTTACAATTTTAAATAATGACTAAGAATTGTGTAAAGCGAAAACTCCAGAAGGATTTACGATTGAGATGTTGGCTGAGTTGTTACAGAATAATATAAAGACGGCATGTTTTGAGATATCTGAGACTGGTATTAAGTTAAGGATGATTAATTCACTTATTTTTTTATTATAAAAAATATTCTTTATATTCATTCATTTTTTCTCTCTTTTTTTCAATTGATAATTTGGAAAATGAATCGGATAATTCTTTGATTGAGTTATAACCATCCACATTGTTTTTCAATCGTAATTTATGTTGTTCTATTTCACTCATAGAACTAAGATTATTCATAAGAATATAGTTTATTCTCTCCTTATTTGCTTCTAAATATGATATTCCTCTTACTAATTGTTTAATTGCTATGTGAAAGTGAGAGAAAACAACACCTAAATTTCTCAGAATAGTAGAATCTGTTAAATCTCTTTGTAATCTAGATTGACATAATTCGCGTGATAAAAATTCTAACCACATGACTGTTATTTTAAGATTTCCTTCTGCATTTTCAAATTCAATAGGATTTACTTTATGAGGCATAATAGAAGACCCTACGTGTGTTGATGGTTTATTGAGTATTAATTCTTCTGACATACAATAAATCCAAATATCACGACAAAAATCAATTAGAATACTAGACATTATTTTCAAAGTATCAAAAAAATGGGCATATTCATTATAATTATGGATTTGGGTGGTTAGCTCACTTCTTTCTAATTTATAATTGTCTTTCAAGAAAAATGACAATAAAACATTCCAATCTTTAGTATTATCTAAAATATTATGACTTGTTAAATTACCAACAGAACCTCCCATTTTTGTTGTAAAATCGTAATTCTCTAATTGAGAAAATTCATAATTAAGTTTATAAAGAAAAACGCTCATTTCTTTATCTAATCGTGTCCATGTTGCTGGTTGTCCATGTGTTCTTCCAATGATAACAATATCAGACCATAAACGACTTTTATCTGTTAATATATTTGTAAATTCATGATACAAATCTTTAAATATATTTTCGTACCAATGTTTCAAAGAATAACTGTAAGCAAATGTATTTACATCTTGTGAAGTTAAACCAAAATGCAAAAGATTAACATATTGATGATAATTGGATTTTTTCAAATAATCTGCCAAAAAATATTCAATACTCTTAACATCATGATGTATTTTATTTTCTATAAGTTTAATAGAAACTATGTCCTCTTTTTTAATGGAAGATTTGAGAGAAAACATATATGTTACAAGCTCAGTATCCAAAGGAAATTGAGAATAATTTAATTTTAATAGGAAAATAAAGTAATCAATTTCAAAAATTAAACGATTTTTTATAAAGGCAAATTCAGAAAAATGATCTTTATAATAATTAGTATATTGATTATACCGACCATCAATTGGACTAATTGCTTTGAGCTCCATTTATGGATAATAAATAAATAATAGTATTTATTATTATTTATCTATTAAGTAATTTATTGATTAACAACTGCCTCGTTGATAATAATCTTGATCACGAACATATTCACGAGAAGGTAAACCTCCACGGATCCAGTTTTTATCCGCAACTCCTTCAACTAAGTTATGAGGATTAGTAATATTAGATTTAAGGGAAGGTACTAAAGGTGTATATTGTTGAGTAAAAGTTTTATCAGTGATAGTATTGCAACTTTTACGTTCATGAACAAATTCTCCTTGTTGAAGACGAGCTTCTACAACTGGACGAACAGCACCTCTACCTAAATAAGGAACGGTGGTAAAAGGACGAGCAAATAAGCTAATTCTGCATTTTGGATTTGTTTGAATAGTTCCAATTTTTAAATCAGAATCACTATCAATATTACAACCGCCAGCACCAGAATTACCAAATCCACCATTTAAGAATACATTTGGCTGTTGAAGTGCGACTTGTAAAGGTTTTTTCATACCACATGGAAAATAATTTGTTGTAGTATGATTGCAAAAATTATTATTTTGCATATTTCTCTCTGAAAGATTACATTTGTCATCTCCTAAACGAGATAAATTATCAAATGAATAGTTATAAACACTTGCCATAATATATATATATTAACATAATATATTTATTAGTAAACGACCTTTATATTTTGTGTATTATTTTTAATACACTGAAAAGGATCACCTTCTTTACATGATCTCATATCACCATAACAAAACTTCGCAAATGCCATCTGGTCGTTGGGTATTTGTGTATTTGGAGTGGAATTAAAATTTCTCATGGAATTTTCAAAACTTAAACTATCGCCTAAATCTTTAAAAATTCGTGGATCTACTGGAACCTTTTCATTAATTTCTTTTTCAATTAGAGGATTGAATGAAGGAGCCGCTGGTTTTCTTAAAGGATCATCCTGATAATCTGTCATTAATACATTCATTAAAGGATTGTTTTCTTTGGGTAATGTAAAATCTTTTGGATTTTCTAATACCTTTTTATTTTCTTCTAATTCTTCACTATTGGATTCTGATAATTCTGAATTTTTGGATAAAAATCCTTCTTTTTGATTTGATTTATAAATAAGATATACTACTCCTAATGTTACAACACCAGAAACAATAACATTAATAGAATTAGAATACATATATCCTAATAAAGTCATTAATCCCACTAATGTAAATAATGAATTAAACTTCTCTGGAGAAATATGTTTATTTTTTAGTAAAGTTAAAGTCATTTATATATAATAAAATTATTTTTTATTGTTATTTTTACGGTTTTTCTTTTTCTTTTTCTTTTGATTTGTAGATGATGATGATGGTGCATGACGAGGTGTCTTTTCAGACATTTCTACATTATCTGGTTTATATGTTTTTTCTACTTTTGTATTTGCTGCATTATCATCTAATGGATATTGATTTGATAATTTTATATTAGTTGAAGCTGCTGCGGCTTGTTTTTCTTGTAATTTTCTCTGTAAACGTTCTTTTGTTTTTGCTACATTAAGATTACGTTTAATTTCGCTTTGCATATGATTCATAGATGCCTTACCATTATTGTTTAATCCCATTTGTGATAACATTTGTTTAATATTTTCCATTCCTGGTAAACTATTCATTTTGGATATCATATCACTTGCTTCTTCTAATAGTTCACTTTCTTTTAAGTCACCCGATTGCATTTTAGTATCTAATTTATTCCCTACTTTTTGAATAAGTGACATTAACTTTGTTGGATTCTTAAAAAGTTTTGGAAATACATCATTGATGCTATTGATATTATTTAAATCCATATTAATTTCACCTGCTGTTTCTTCAGCAATATCACGTGCTAAACGACCTAATTTACCATTTAATAATTCTGAAATATGTTCATGTAAATTTTCTGGATTGGGTATGGAATCTGTATTAATATTAGATGCATTTTCGGAATTTTCATTGGAGTTTTCATTGGAGTTTTCATTGGAGTTTTCTGTTGATTCAAAAAATGTTTTCATTTGTTCCATTGTTTCTTCTATTTTTGCTTTAAAATCATCTTCATTAATTGCTTCAAATAATTTTGTCGTGTCACCAAAGGAATCAGTCGTTGTCTCATTCGTTACAATAGAAAAAAGAATTAATTGAATATATTTCCATATGATTTCCTTAGTTTTATCACTAATATTATCTTTTACTAATACACTAAAATCAATATCTGGTAATAAATAAATAGTCTCTGCAAATAACTCGTCATTCTTGTATAAAATATCAAAAAACTTTTCTGGATAGGTTTTTTTACATAAATCATATACTGCAGTAGCTGCCTCGGTATCAGCATCATTTAATATATCATTTAATCCTTCATTTAAGTTTTCTAATAATTCTGGAAATGTAATTACTAAATCTTTTACAAATTCTTTAATAATAGATGATAGTTCTGACATTATAAATTTAAATAATCATATACTATTTAAATTAATATACACTAAATTATAAATTATAAATTATGAACTATTATATAATACACATATTTTTGTCAGGTTTTGTATATATTTCATTGCCTTATCTTGATTACTTTGTGACATAATTTGTACTGGTTTCCTAAGACGTTGAATAATTTTTGCAACATCGTCTTTTTTTGATGATTGAGTAAGATCATCATCATAATTTTTGTTAATGAAAAATGATATATCTCCTTCTTCAATCTCTTTTCTATATTTTAAAATATATTTAGACCAAATCTTAACAACTGCTTTTGGATTAACTGATTTTAAGGTACTAAATGCTGTTTTAAGGGTTTTTATTTCATTATCATTTGGAAAAATAAGAATTAAATCTTCAATAAATTCTAAGAAATGGTTATTAAATGCTCCTAAAATAGATGTCATGGTTATTTATACTATTTATAAATTATTTAAATTATTTACGTTGATTTAATAATTGTGTATAATCAGTTTCTTTTGCTTTATTTGGTTCAAAATCATCAGGAGGAGTTTCAATCAGATCTACATGATCAAGTGAAACAAAATCATGTAACATTCGCATTCCTCCGTTTCCTTTTGCTGTCATTTGTTCGCTTGTCATATCTAAATAAGAATATGTGTCAGACATACCACTCATTTCATCTAAAGAGAATGCTAAGGGTTCCATATTATTATTTGTTGCTTTAGCATCTATAGCCTTATTCATATTTTCAAATTGTTTCATAATTTGTCCCCCTACTATAATATTATTTCCTTGATGAAGTAATAATAATGCCGGAACCTCTGTTACATTAGGAGGAAGTAATACACGTTTACCATTTGGTAAAATAATATTTACTTTATTATTAGGCGTTTTCTCTCTTTGATCAATACAAATAAAATGAATATCATCTTTTAATTTTGAGCGTGATAGAAATAATAAAATTTTTTTACTATGTTGACAAAAATTACTATAATATAGAATAAATTTCATTATATTATATGAATTATAATTAATTCATTTTTATATACTTAAAATAAAATTGATATTAAATAAATTTTATAATGGATATATAATAATGGATCCTATAATATCAGATATCAATGAAGAAAATGGATATTTACGATTTACATTGGAAAATGTAAATACAAGTATCGCTAATGCTTTACGTCGTATTATTATTTCTGAAATTCCTACTGTGGTTATTCGAACATTTCCATATGATAAAAATGATGTTTCTATTGAAATTAATAATACTACTCTCAATAATGAAATTATTAAACAACGATTAGGTTGTATTCCAATTCATATTAAAGATCTATCTATTCATCTTGAAGATTATTTACTTGAATTAAATAAAACAAATACATCTTCTGAAATTGAATATTTAACTACAGAAGACATTAAAATAAAAAATGTTAAAATAGATAAATATATTAGCGAAACTGAATTGCAAAAAATATTTCCTAAAAATATAATTACTAATGATTTTATATTAATTAATCGTTTAAAACCAAAAATATCAAATGATATTAAGGGAGAACAAATGAAATTAACAGCGAAAATGTCCGTTGGAACTGCTAAAGAAGATGGCAGATATAATGTAGCTTCCACTATTTCTTATGCGTTTTCAATAGATTCTGCAAAACAGAATTCTGCTTGGTTGAAATATAAAAGTGGTTTAAATACTGAGATTGATATAGAAAAAGAAAAGCAAAACTGGTATTTACATGATGGCAAGCGTTTTGTTAAATCAAATAGTTTTGATTTTATTATTGAAACTATCGGAGTATATACAAATATGGAGTTAATTAAGAAAGCATGTGATATTATGATTCAGAAATTTAATTATATAAATAATTTAATAGATAAACAAGAACTTCCTATTAAAGAAACTGTTAATACTTTAAATAATTGTTACGATATTACATTGAAAAATGAAGATTATACCTTGGGAAAAGTTTTAGAATATTTATTACATGAACAGTATTATGCAAATAATAATATTCTTACTTACGTAGGATTTAAGAAATTTCATCCTCATGATGATGAAAGTATTATTCGTATTTCATTTAAAAATTCTGTAAAAGATATTAGTGTTATTAATGAATATATTAAGAATATTAATATTATGGGAATAAAAATATATGAAAAAATAAGTAACTTATTTTAATCTAAATCCATTACTAAATTAATATTTTCATCATCTATACTTTACATAATCCAGAAAAGGATAAACTTTGTTGATTTTTTTGAGTGCTTTAGCGTTCATTTTAAATCTTCATCGGTGTAAATACCTATTTAATAGTAGTTTAACAGTCATTATTCAATATATCGTTAATTCTTTATTAATAATATCTACCGAATTTTCTCTATGATGATAATTCATGATATACATTAGTCGGGCTGGAGGTAATCTATTTACATATTCAATTACTACATGTCTTGTAATACCAGGACTTGAATATAGTAAAGGTACATTTAATTTCATACTAATACTATTACTATGACAACGATCTCTATATATTTCATGTAATGCTTTTATATGAGGTCTAAATTGATAATTACAATATTCTAATAAATTAACCTTTGTCACATAACACATCATATAATTTTTCCAAAGACTCGTGGTAAACTCATGGATATCATTACGATATTCATTAAATTTACTTTTATATTCCGGATAATGTTTTAAAAATTCTGCTACTTCTCCATTATGACGAAGACTATAATATTGAAATTGTAATTTGTTATTATTTCCTCTTAATTTTTTTATTTTTTCATATACCGGATTTATTATTTTATGTCTCATAAATCCAAAGGAAATTTGAAATCCTACTGTTTGATACGAATAATTTTGATTTATCATATTATTCTTTATATTTTTCCAAATATTACTATTATCTTCATTTATACGATTATGTATATAAGGAACTGAAACCCGATTTAATAATTCTCTAAAACATTCACTATCTTTATTCTTTTTAATAACTTGCCAATACGCTGCACATTCAAATATATCTATTAAATATAAATTTGGTTTCATAAATGGTGTTACAATTCTATAGTCTGGATGTTGTAATACAAAACTATAACAATATTCTTTGTGGAAATGCTCTTCATTTAATCCCAACATTTCAAATGCCTCAAAGAATAAATCACGGAACGTCTTTTGTTTATCATCATAAAACTTACAGTTTCCATCTAATACTGATTTTGTTGACATTCTCCATTTATTATCATAATAAAACCAATTCACCATAATCCCTTCTATAAAATCTTCTATTTTAAAACAATTCATTACCTTACATGAATTTGCAACTGTATCTTTTTTGGTATTTTGTTGTATTTTAACATCTACATCAAAACATTTAATATGTTCCTCTGATAGTGATTTAGGTGGAGAGAAAGCAACAATACCATCTTTAGTAAATAATACTGAACGCAATAATCCTTTTAGTGTATTATATTCATAATTTTTTAAAAGGTGTTTATTATATTTTATTAAATATAAACCTTTTTCAACTTCACGGAATGATAAATAATCCGTATTTATATTTGCTATATTTACAGTTCCATCAGGATTCAAATACTTCGTAATAAATGATAAATCTATAGAACATTCTGTAGTAAAATTTGGTAACGCCATATTTTTGAATTGCATAGAGCTTTGTATAGATGTTTTATTAGTAAAGTGATCCATAGCTGAATATATTATTATTAATAATGTCTTTATTTTAATTCAATTTTTTAATTTAAAATATAAAATTTCTATCATAAATATAAGATAATGTCTTTGGAAAAATCACCATTAATTTTAGAATTAGGAGATATTATTGAAATTCAAGCTCCTACAAATGACGTATTAAATAATAAAATATTTTTTATTAATTATATTGATAAAACTACTATTAAACTTATTAATGATAAAGACCTTACAAAAGAAACATTAACTATTGATTCTGATCGTAATTTAACAGATCAAAGTATTCAGAGTATTAGCATCTTAGATAAAGCAAAAGAAAAAGGTTATGCTAAGCAAAATAATTTAATTCTTAATACATGGATTGATATTTATTTTGGAGGTGATATACCAGCTGTTATTACTGGTGAAATTACCAATACTGAGGAAGATATGATTGAAATTAAATCTTATTCTGATGGTAGTATTATTTATATTGATTTTGCGTATAAAGGAATTCCAAAAGATTTACCTATAGATAAAGTTGTTATTAGAGAGAAACCCACGAAAGTAGATAAAGAAATAATTATAGAAGAAGGTGTAATTGAAAAAGAAAAAGTTGCTGATGTTGATGTTGATGCCGATGTATATGTAGATGCCGATGCTGATGCCGATGAAGAAATAAAAGATCTTGGAGATATTGCAGATGCTGAAGGAGAAATGAGAGAAATGATTGATGTTCCGAGTGAAGAGGTAGAAGAACGAATTCAACAAACACTTTTAGAAGCAGATCAAGTCGTCTTTGGTGATAATTTAGACTCTATTACTCAGTTTGTTGAAGTAGAAGAAACTGAAAAACGTTATGGTTTAGATACACAATTAAGTGATTTGTTAGACGAATTATTAGCATCTATTCCTAATGCAAAACGTAATAATAATGTACTCAATTCTATTCATACTATAATTGAACGATTTAAGCAATTACGTAATCAATATTCTGTTTTTGATAGTAATGGTAATCCCTCTATGATTGACATTAAAGGTATTCAGTATAAACCATTAACTCATATATTAGAAAAGTTAAATACTAAATTATTTTGGATTATTCCTGTTGTTCAGAATAAACTCAAAGTATATGATGCTTTTAATACCGAAGATATACCGGATATTGTAGATCTTATTCTTTATACTGCATTAAGTGAACAAAATGAACAAAATGAGCAATACTTTAAAAATCATCTTGTAGATAGTGACAATCCCTTTTTAACTCATTTAAAAAATATGAACCAATTTGCTACTCCTTTTGAAAGACCAGATTTAATTTCAAATGCTTTAATCAATAAAGAAGTAGAAACCAATCTTAATGTTATTGTTAATAACTTAGAAAACTTTTATTCATCAATTGTTAATAAAGAAGAAGTAGCAAGACGTAAATATTTAATTGAAACTTATAATCTTGGTATTAAACAAATTACAAAAGATAAAACATTAAAATTATTACCTGCTGATAAACTGTCTCTCTATTCCTTAGTCACAATGCCTTATTCATTTGTTCAGTATTCTTCTCTTTATCGTCCTAGTTCTTCTATTTTAACTAAGGCTAATCTAAATAAAATACATGTAAATTACTGGCAATCACTAAAAAATAATACAGATGTTGAATCCAAAGTAATTGATTCATTGGAAAAATCCGTGTCTCATTCTTCTCTTTTAAATAAGATTCATGATTTCCAACTTGATGAATCTATTGTTGATGAATCCGGTGATAAATATAAAAAATTTCTTGATGTTATTATTCCAAAAACAGATTCTATCTTTAATATGATGAAAGAACATATTGTTAATCATGTTTCTTACACACATATTATAGGTTCTCTTGAACCTTTTCTCATTTATAATGAAGATATTTCTTATAAAACATATGAAAAAATTGTTGATTATATAAGAGAACAAATTTTAGAATTCAAAAAAGAATTTGCTAGAAAAAATATGATATTTACAAAATTAAGAGCTTCTTTTCATAATCTCTATAAAGGTTCCTTTATATTAGCATTTCTTACTGAAAGTGTAACTGAAAAATATGAACTATCCAATTCCTTAACCACAAGCGAATTAATTATTAAAATACTTTTAACTGATCAAGGTCGTTTATTTATGAATACACTATCTTTATCTAATATGAAACTTTATTCAAACATTGATATTAATGAAACAATCAATGAGAATATTGAAAATTTAAAGAGAGAAACACATGAAAATACATGTAAAGATTTTGTCTTGGTAAAAAAATATATTGATATTAATGAGTTACAAGAAGATAACGATATAGAAGATATTTATGTTGATTCTAAATATGATACTACACGATATGATATATTAAATGAATATGAACAAGGTAGTATGAATCTTGATGAATTTACTCAATATGTTGCTGAGCAATTACAACTAAATATTGGACTTAATGATGAAGCTGCTCTGTATGAATCAGAATCTATGATTCAAGGAAAACGTAAAGTAAAAAATGGACAATATGCTGTTGTTGAATTATTTGATCCAAATGATAATCCAGAAATACAATATTTTATTCGTCGTGATAATCAATGGGTTCTTGGTGAAAATATTAATATTAAAAGTGCTACTTCTTCTGATGTTTTCTGTAATGCTCAACCTAAATGTCTTTCTATTAATAAGGAATGTTTGGATAAAGAAACCATACAACATGAAAATGAAAAGGAATATTTACAAAGAATTGTCAATAATTTTGAAAACGAATTATTAATTCTTGGTAAAAAATTAGCAAAAATCATTACGGAACTTTATGAATACAACTTTAAAACTATTGATACATTGAAAACTCTTTCTTATTTTGATATGATTCGTTATAATATAAATAAAAAACAATTGGGATTAACAGTGCCTCAACGCGATTTAACTGTCTCTCCATACTTAAACATTATGAATCTTATCTTAGGTGATGCAGATTTCATAAGAAGACAACGTAATATTATTAAATTTGCTGCTACTTATACTGTTGATGGCGACAGTATTTATATGAGGAATTGTGTAGATACTAATCAACCTCTATTACCTACTTTCTTTATACAATTAGCTGAAGCCTATGAAAATGGTACATATATGGAAGTATTGGACCAAATATGTAAAGAACGTGGAGAGATAAGTGATGATGGAGATAGCTGGGTTGACAAATATAGTGGTTATACGATTAAGAAAATAGATTTTGATATCCAGGAAGGTTATGATGAAGGCGGTTATAAATTAGTATCAAGAGATGTATTAGAAGAAGATTTAGGTCAGTCTGTATTACAATCATCCGAGAGAAAAAACTACAAATTTAAGGAAGCTAATATTATTTCCAATATTATTTCTACAATAACCAATTATATGGGTATTTCTATTAATTCTGAAATTGATTTTATTGTTAAAAATGTTAGTCTCACTCTTAAAGAAAAAGTTCCATCTAAAGAACAATATACTACTAGAGTAGAAATTGCTAAAAAGAAAGGAAAGAAAATACCTTCATATGATTTTACATTTAATAATCTGTTACTTCTTTTAACATTAGGTTATATTATTGTTGCTATACAGACTATGGTTCCATCTATACGTACAAATAAAACATTTCCCGGATGTATTCGGTCATTAAAAGGATTTCCATATTATGATAAATCAGATTATTCTACTATTAAATATATTGCATGCATTAGTACTAAAATAAAAGCTAATATTGAACCTTGGAATACTTTGAAGAAAATAAATGAAGAAAATCTTACTGAAAAACTAAAAACTATTATTGAAATTACTATTTTACCGAATCTTGCAGTAAAAGATAAATTTGCTATTAAAGATGAATATTTGCAAAAATATAGTGAAGATGATAAAATACCTCCCTCATTAGATATTAATACATGGAAAACATTTTTGCCTCCTCTATCTTTACAAAAAGTAGTAGCTGTAAGACAAGTCACAAAAGAATTTCAAGAACTCCTTAAACAACACGTTATAACTGGAAATAAAGCACAAATAGCACAAATCAACCATCTTCTTAGTAAAATGATGTATAATTCTTTTGCTATTCAAGAAACTATCCAGCGCGTTATTAACAAAGAAGATGTTATTCTTAAAAATAATAATGATGACGCCTTCTTAGAAAACGTCTGTTGCAATGATGGTATTCAACAAACATTAAAATACTTTATAGATAAAGAAAGTTCAATATCATTACATAATGAAAATGCTACAAAAATAAGTGCACTTTACTATTATTATTTTACTCTTGTCAAAGCACGAATATTTAATGATAAAATCAATACAAAATTAGTGTATCCGAAATTGAACAAAGCATTTTCTGAGTCTACCATTTATCAAGCTTTTATTCATTATTGTAAATATAACACAGATTTACCCGTTAGTAATACTTTACAGCGTATTTGTAAAAATAATAAAAGTGCATTTACACCTTCATCAACTCTTAACGAACGTGTATCTATTATGAAAAGCGAAGGAATAAATTATACTACAGAAGATTTTGATAGACTTATTGAAGTGATAGAGAGAGAAAACTACATTAATATTAATCTCAGTACTGAAATAATTACTCCCGAAAATATCTTTCAAATTTATGTTAATTATTTATTAAATACAGAACATACTATTTCTATGACACTTTTAAAATTATTAAAAGAGAGAAGTGTTAATCCATTACGGGATTTCCTATTAGAAGAAAATAATTCTATGAAAGCAAAAGTAATTGAATTTCTTACAACCAGTGGACAATTCAAAAAACAACAAATGACCAAAATTATTGAATTTCTTAATACATTAAAAGATTGGAAATCACAAGGAGATATTTTTATGAGTAATGAAGCAGACCAAACTTATAAATTATCTCAATGGTTATTTCAAGGAACATTAAATATTAATCGTGTTTTTCCTTCTATTATTTTGAATAATGTAAGTTATGACGAAGTTATGATACCAAAACATTGGAATTTATCAGACCGCCATAAAAAAGATGTTATTAAAATTATTCATAGTGAATTTCAAAAATTAGAAAAATTTTATAGTAGTGACGAAGGTGAAGAATCAAAGAGAGACATTGAACCTGTTCTAGAAAAAGTTATTAAACACATGAATGAACTTAATAGATTACTTATATTGACCCCTTTTATGGAAAAAGTTAATAAGGATTTATTTGAATACTATTTCCTTTTCTCTCTTTTATCTTACATAGATATCCAAGAAAATAGTGATACTTTAATTGATGAAGTTTCATTTAATGAAGATATAGAAGTAGCAACAAGTGTTGAATTTGAGGAACAAAATACAGGAACTATTACTCAATTAGATATTGTTAGAGGAGAGAGATTACAAATGAATGAAAAGATAGCTTCTATTCTTATTACTTATATTGAAATTATAATGAATACTAAAAAACAAATTAATACAAATAAGGAACAAATCATGGAGAGAACATTACGATCACAAGAAAAGGAAAAAGAAGAGATTACTACTTATTTGAGAGATTTAACTGATGAACAGAGAGAAATAGAAAATATCCTTAAGAATAATAAATTAGGTAAATGGAGTAAAGGTCAAACTAAAGGATTAGTAGAATATGTTGGAGAAATATACGATGAAGAAGTAGCTTCTATTGAACAACGTGCTCTTCTAGAAAAACGTGTAGGAATGCGAAGCGAAGTAACAGATTTAAATCGTGATATTTATGTTTTAGAAGAATTTGATCAACAAATGAGAGAAAATATTGCTGATGGAGAAGCCTATGACATGTCTGGTCTTGCCAATGATGATGATTATGGTGACCAAGATGGTGATGAACACTTTTATTAAATATATATTTTTTGAAGTAATTTGTTATATATAATTTATTTCCTTGTGATTATATATAACGGAATGAGTAATGAAAGTCAACCAATGGAAAGTGATGAAAGTCAACCAATGGAAGATATTGAAGTTCCTTTAGAACTTGGTGATCATAATAATAATAATGTTAGTGATCCAATGGAAGATATTGATGAACCCGAAATTGCCCTTATACACCAAATGGCTCCAAATGTTCCTTTTAGTCCTCCTCCATTAGAGAGACAAATGGGTGTAAGACCTCGTTTTGTTGCACCTGTTACACCCATTAATTTTGATGGATCGGAAACTGATTATGTATCTGATATGGAAGACGATGATGGCATTGCCGATTGGCAAGAGGAAATTAATGTTATGAGTTTTTTAGGATTAGAAAATCTTGATGAACCTATTAATGTGTTAAATCTTTCTAATCAAAATATTAATGACGGATTATTAAGTACTATTATAAATTTCTTAGAAGATAATAATAAATTAGCTGATGTTATTATTTTAAATCTTGAAAATAATAATATAACAGATATTGAAGATATTGGAAAATTAAGTCAATTAGAAAGAATCAACTTAAATACTAATAGAATTGAAGATATTCCCGAATCTTTTACTACACTTACAAATTTAATTGAGATTAATTTAAGAAATAATAAATTAACTTCTTTACCTCAAAATTTATTTGAAAATATTATTTCAATTGATTCATTGGATATTGGCGGTAATGATTATATTATTAATATTGATACTGGTCTTCCTAATACATTAAATTATAACAGTTTATTGAGAGAAGGATTGAAAAATATAGATAATATTTACGAAGTACTTAGTCCATCTATGTCTGAATTACTTGAATTAGTAAAAAGGGAAGATTTTGATTTTATTTTTATTAGAGGAAATAATAGTCTTAATTTATTAGGATTATTTTTTAATGATTTATCTGAAGATCAATATATCGCATATTTAAATTTTATTAATGACTCAATTGAAATAGTAACAAGCAGTGATGATTATATATTTTCTGATGACGAAAATGAAATAGAAGAATTATCAGAAGAATTATCAGAAGAACAAATAGATGATATTATAGAATCTACATTAATGGATGAAACATTAAATTTATCAGATAGAAATTTAAATAATCAACAATTAAAAGTTATTTTAAGTAAAATTATAGAAACAACAGATAAAACTAATATTACAGAGATTTCTTTAGAAAATAATAGATTACGCGCTTCATTACCTGATGAACTCTATCAATTTACATCATTAGAATACTTAACATTAGACAACAATAATGAATTATCTTCATTGGATAATAAATTAACAGATTTAACATTTTTAATAACATTATCGGTAGCGAATTGTGGATTAGGATATTTAATAGTTGAAGATATTAATATTATTAGTCAATTAAATCAATTGGAATCTTTAAATATTTCATCTAATAGATTACTTTCATTACCAGAAAATATTAAAAATTTAGAAAATATTACTAAATTAGTATCTACTAATAATAGATTAAATTATATTCCTGACGAACTTACAGAATTAACTAATATTTTCGATCTTAATTTAAGTGAAAATTTAATTATACAATTACCAGAATCAATTAATAATATGACAAATCTTGCTAGATTAAACTTAGCAGATAATGAATTAGAACTATTACAAGATAATATTGTTAATTTACCAAATTTACAATCATTAAATTTATCAGGAAATTATCTTAAAATGTTACCAACCAATGTATGGAAATTAAAAAATACATTAACTACACTTAATATTACTATAGGTCGTGAGGAAATGTTTATTGAAGAATATCCAACAAGTGGTAATTTAGTTTTAAAAGCTTTATTAGCGGAATATGAATATTTCTTCAATGATTTAGTTTTAAGTAGTTTGCATATCTCAAACACATTAACTACATTGTTTGATTTATATGAAAATACCATAGATATTGATAATGCTTCAAGAGAAGCATATATAATGTTAAGTGAGGAAATATTTCAATCTATTATAAATCGTGAATATCAATCATTAGAAGAATATCAACCATTAGAAGACAATAACAATATTATTCCTGAAGAAGGTTCGTTACGTATTTCTATGTGTCCTCGTACTACTTCTTTATTTGTTAAAATTTATACATTAAATAAAAATGCTAATATTAAATTTTTAAACAATGAAAAATTCCCCATTAGAGAGAGAAATATTTATCAAGTACGCTTGCCTACTGGAAATATTGACAGTACAACAAAAAGTGTACACCTTGAAACATTAAGTAATGCAATAAAATCTCAATTTAATAGTTTAAGAACTAGAATTGTTGAAGCTGAAAACATAGATTACATTATAGATAAATTAACTGCTAATTTTACAGTAAAAATAAAGGATAGTGTAGTTATAGATTATGGTGGTCCATATGATCAGTATGTAGCTAAATGTAGTGAAAATTATGATAAATCTTCGCCATCTCCATTATTTATTAGTAATGTAATCACAGAAAAAAAACACAAAGACATAGGAAAAACGTTTTTGGAAATAAATGAAGACAATATAAAAGATATATTTTCTGTTTTTGGACTAAATATTAAAAGTATGACTACTGCTATTATTGGTACATTATTTACATTATATAATTCTGGTGTTGTAGAATTTGATAGTATTTTCTCATTTGGACATGCTATTACATTATTTAAAGAGCTATTTCCTGAAAAAGATATATTTGATTCTAAAGTAGTTGAAACTTATAATAGTAATTTATTTGATAATAATTTATTTGATAATACTTTAAAATATACATTAGCAAGATTTGCTATAGATGTGATGGGCGAAGTTGCTGTAGATGTGAATAATGCTTTACAAAATTTAGATAATTCAGGAAATAGATATAAGTTTGATGTTTATCTTTATGCTTTGGCTGAATACATTGATAATAATATGGCTGATTTTATTGAAGGAACAATTTATTACAATATAAAAAATAATAGAAATGTTTATTATGAGACTTATATGGACCCAGAGGATGAATTTGTTGAAACAAAAAGAGATCAATATATGCTTTCAACTGAAATAATTGAAGCATTTAAATATTATATAAATATAGATCAAACTAATATACGATTATTATATAATAATAATATTAATCCCCCTCTTTATTATGAAGGATTTAGAGAACCAAGAAATATAGAAAATGTGTTTTTACTCAATGCACTTATCAATCCTACGCCACAAAATTATGATTTAGACCGATTGTTTCAACAATTAAATTTTTCTGGTGATTTTAATAATAATTTTAATAATGACGAACAAGAAGCCTTTAAAAATATGTTACGAGATTTTAGAGGTAATTTAGGTGAAGAAAAAGTAAATGAATTAAATACATATCTTAATGGTTCATTAGATAGTCAATTTACAGATCAGAAAGATTTTCTAACTAAATTATTTATTTGGTGGACTGGATCATCCCTCATTAAATATAGTGAAATATATGAAATTACATATCAAGGATTTATTAGAGATGCACCTGAATCACAACAATTTGTAGTAGCTCATACTTGTTTTAAAAGAATAGATATGCCTATTTTAAATAAACGTTATACTCTATTGGATTTTTGTAAAATTATTATGAATAGTATGATACAATCTGGTGATGCTTTTACGCTTGCCGGAGGAAGTATTCAATTACCTATGCTTACATCAACAGCTAATACAAAGAAATCTAATACAAAGAAATCTACTAAGAATAAATCTAATAAGAATAAATCTAATAAGAATAAATCTAATAAGAATTATACTTTAAAGCGTAATAAAAAAAATAAACACGTTTTTAATCCGGCACATTCTCATCGCGCTTTATTAATAACATCATCCAAGAAAACTATTAAAGCAAGAAAATCTTCAAAACAATTCAAAAAAACACAGAAAAAACATTAAATCACTATAAAAATATATATTAAAAAACTAAAAAAGATAAAAAAATAACATACTTTTTATATATATATTAAAAATATGTTAACAGATATATTTAAATCAACGATGTCGCATATTTTTAATAGTTACATTAATCAAAATAAAGAGAAAAATATTATTATTGCTCCAATGACGTCTCTCATTAAATTAAGTCTACTTAATTATTATCCAAAAGGTACAAAAATCGGTATTTGTAATGATAAAATTTACTTTCATGAACCTAGTTACTTTCAAGGAGCATTGCGTTATTTACGTGGTGATGGAAGAGAAGATTTACATAATTTATATAATCCAATTAAAAAGGCAATTGAATGGTATTGGAATGAAACTGATAGAGAGATTAATTATCTCTTTAATCAAAGTATTTTAGGACTAAAAAAGTTAAAAACAGCTTATAATGTGAATTCAACTATTCAATATACGTTGGATTACTATATACATTCGATTCAAATTAAAACTTTTCTATATGATAATACAAACGAAATAATACTTACTACACGTAAATCTGAGAAAAATAAGATTCACGAATATTTGAAAGAACTATGGAGCAATCGTGAAATTCATATTATAATTGAATTGTTACAAGAAATGGAAAGTAAGCAAGAAGAATTATTGAAACCAATTCAAGAATCTATTCAAAAAATCACTGAAACTAAAGAACATATTTTATATGAATTTTTAAAAGAGCATGCATCAGTTCTTGTTTAAATATATAATTTATAATTAATAATTTATAATTTATAATTTATAATTTATAATTTATAATTTATAATTTATAATTATGTAATTTTATGATTTATATTCCTTTAAGTGAAACCAATCTACATCTGTGTTGTGTATATAAATATATTTCTTTCCAAAAGTATATTTTAATGCTTTAATAAATGATTTGTGTTTTTTTTCATCTATTATACATAATTGTATTGCCATTAAGTATGTTGCTAATCCACCAACCAAAGGATTACTTCGCAATTTTACAAATATTTTGTTATTCATTCCAATAGTACAAGGTGAAATTTTGATAAACTTATTATAACTTTTACATTTTATTTCTCTCCAAGATGGATAAGTATTCCACTTTTTTACAGGAACAGCTTGTAAATATAGTTTATTTTTCTCTGTAACCTTAAAAGGTTTGTTATCTTGAGTTTGAATTAGATTATTTCCTTTCTTAATATTATTATGCATGAATGATAATAATTTTGATTGTTGTAAATCTTGAAATCCATAATCATCTTTAGTAAAATCAATATTAATAACTAACTTGTTATTATTTCGTTTTTTATGTGTCTTCTTATGTGTCTTCTTATGACCTTTATGTGTCTTATTATGGGGTTTTATGTTTTTCTTGGTCTTACACACCATATATCTTATATATATAAAGATATCATTATTTGTTATGTTTTTTCAAGAGTGTAAGTATTTGAAAATGATAACGTTTGAAAAAGCTGGATTGCGACTTTTATAGAATTATTTTTATTTAAATAAAAAAAAATAATTTATTAAATTAATGAACAGATTAATGATAAAGAACAATATTGTTTCATTTTCTATATTAATTTTTGTAGTAAGTTTCTTTATGATTCAGTATGTTAAACCTGGTTTTTTATATAATAGAGATGGTTCATTAAAACAATTTGGTATTGGTCATAAGAAAACAACTGTATTACCCGCATGGTTAATCAGTATTGTTGTTGCTATTCTTTCTTATTTTATTGTACTCTATTATTTAGCAATGCCTAAATTCTATTATTAATCACGAATTGTATAGATTTTTCTGTCTTCTTTTTCAAGCTTTTTGTTCTTTTCTGTTTCCCACTTAACATGTTCTTCTTTAAGAACTTTAGCATTTCTTTTGCATTGAATATTGCTTATATAATTATAAGTAATACTTGATATTAATGTACCTGTTAAAAAGTACCATACAAATTCAGATGTGAGATCTTTTACTTTTACTAAATTATATAATTTTTCCTTGTACATTGGTGCATTACGACTTAGTAAATTTGACGCTTTCATTTTGCTCCAGAAATCATTAAAATTACCTGGTGTAATCTCATTAATAAGTAATGAATTGTCTTCCACTATTTTCTCATAAATATCTTCTAACATTTTATTATTACTAATTTTTGAAGGTAATATATTATTCATAACATCTCTAATGCCTCCTAGTTGTGCAAATAAATATCCAATTGTATTTGAAAATGGTGCTTTCCAACCAGGAAACATAAGTAATAATACATTTAATGAACCAAAAACAAATCCCCATGGTAAAATTGTTGTAAAGAATGCTACAGTTGGTTGATAATACTGACAAATATCTTTAGTTATATTTAGATTTATAAAAAACTGACTAATAAATACCATTAAGAAATACACTATGTAAACAACACGTATAACAGATGCACTAGTTTGATAATAACGAATAATAAAAGTAATTACTGTTAATATAAAAAATAATAATAATGAAACTAATGATTTCTCCATATAATTAATACGAATAATTTATTTTGTTATATTCACACTATAAATTATGTATACACCTTCTTTAGTAGAACCTGGTGTTAAATACTTTTATAATGAAACTTTGAAAAATTGCAATTCTTTAAAGTCTGGATATTATAATATGTTTGTTAATTTATCATTATTTATCGTTTTTGTTATTATTGTTTCTCTCTTTCTATATTTTAAAAAACAGAATAAACCTTCTAAAAAATCATTACAAAACAAAGAACTTAATAATCATATCTATATTCTTAAAAAACTACAAGAAGCCAATGAAAAAAAATTAAGACAGAATAATGAACTCATTACCAACTTACCTCAATTTAATAAAGATTTTAACGAATTGCATGAAAAATTTTATACTCAGTAATTATAAATGGAAAGTGCCCTAACCAACTATTATAAATTAAAACAAAAATATGACAACAAATTCCAAAAAGAAAAAGATAAAATAAAAGATTCTGACCTTACTCTTAAAGAAAAGAGAGAGAAAGTAAAAAAACTGAAAATGCCATGTATCAATTGTAAACGAAAGGTAAACACTATCTTCTCTCGCTCACCTAATCATGTTACTGTATTATGTGGAGACAAAACTAACCCTTGTGATCTTAATATAAATATTCAATTAGGTAAATATACACAATTATCTGTTTTACTAGATTCTCTATACCAATCCTTAAAGTATTTGAAAGAATCTATTATTTTAAATAAATTAAATTTCATGTTTAATTATGTTGACGAAGATGATACTATTAAAAATTTCAATAAAATTAAGAAACATTATGATGAAACAAATACTCAAATATTAAAATTAGAAAGCAGCTTTGAAAAACGCTTTGATATTTTGAGTAATAAAGAAGAACTCAAAGCATTAGAAATAGAATTCTATAAAAATATTAAAGAATTTCAAAGTATTATTAAACAATTTCTTGATGAAAAACAAGAAATATATTTAAGAGATGCTATGGAATTATATTTGAATAAAATTGTTAAAAATCAAGAGAATATTAGAAAACTAAAATACTCTGTTATGTTAGTTGATACAGAAACAGATAAAAAAAAGGAAATTGCTTATCTTATTCAGGACAAATATAGTTTAACTGATACAGAAATTATTTTAAAAAATCCAAAAATTATATCAAACCAATATATATGAAGTATTTAGATATTCGTATTTTTATTATTAGTTTTGCTGTTGGAATGTTTTTTGTCTATATGACTGCTCCTAAACTCCATACTATTCTTGTTTATCCTCATCCTGATAATGAAGAACAAATATTATATAAAGATAAAAATGACACATGCTTTAAATTTAAATCTGTGAAGGTAACATGTCCAAAAAATAAAAATGAAATAAAAAATATACCTATTCAAGTATAAATAAAAATAATCATAACAAATAAATAATCATAACAAATAAATAATCATGTATTATAATATATACATGATTGTTGAAAGACTATTAAATTCAAAAGAAGGAAAATATATTATTTCAATGTTATTAGGTTTTGGATTAGCAACATTGTTTAGAAAGGTATGTAAAGAACGTAATTGTTTAATATTTAAAGCAGCTCCTTTAGAGGAAATTAAGAATGATGTATATCAATATGGAGAAGAATGTTTTCGTTATGAAGAACAAGCAACTACATGTGATGCTAATAAAAAAATAGTTGAATTTGCGTAAATATGATTTCCTATGTTATCTTAAGTTATATAAATGGCATCTTCCACGAAAATAGATGATTTGCCTATGGCTGCTCCTAATACAACAACTATGTCTTCATCTTCTTCCGAAAATATTAAATTAGAACATTCATCTACGAATTATATGCCTCCAAATAATGTACCATCTATGCCGACAGAACCTGTTTCACAAGATACAATGACTAATATTATGTCTGATATTAAAAGTTCTACTGATGTTACACGATTACCTAATCGGGATATACCTACTAGTACTATTCAACATACAAATGATGAATTAAAACAGCCTAATGCTATTCCTACAAGTGAAAATCATATTGATTATATTAATAATTATGATCAAATGTTGGCTCTTTCTCAGCAACAACAAACGATAGAAACTGATAATAATATATATGACCAATTACAATTACCTATATTTGCTGGTATTTTATTCTTCTTATTTCAACTACCCTTTGTTAGAAAATCACTTTTCAAATATTTACCAATGTTGTTTATTAATGAAAATCAACCTAAATTAACTGGATTTATAGTTACTTCAGTATTATTTACAAGTATCATTTTTGGATTCAATAAATATGTTATTGAATAAATTATTTAAATATTATATTATATCATATAATATGTATTTTGTTGGTAATTTAGACATTAGTGAACCTCAAAAACCTACTTTAAAATATTATTGGTCTCAAGATGATAAAATGGGTACAAAAAACACTTCTATTAGAAGTAATAGTAATATTAATAGTAATATTGTTTATCATCGCAAAAGACCTTATATTAAAAAGGATAAATAGATAAATAAATAAAACTTTTTATGTAAACCTTCATAAAAGTTTATTAATAGACACATTAGCTTGTTTACAAAAACGATATACTAATTCATGGTTCTTATAATCTTCTATATATTTAATTTCCTTTATTCCTGATGATAATAATATACGAGTACATATAATGCATGGAAAATGAGTAATATATACTGTACTGTGTAAACAACTTACACCACGCTTAGCACAATCTGCTATGGCATTCTGTTCTGCATGTACTGTTGCTTGTTCATGATTATCAATAACAATAGATTCATGAGGACAACCTGGTAAAAATCCATTATATCCTTGACTTACTATACGATTATCTAATACTAAGATACATCCTACTTGCAATCGTTCACAAGGAGAACGCTCTTTGGTAACCATTACTATTTTAGTGAAATATTCGTCCCATGTTGGTCTATCTATTTTACAAGAAGTCATTTTATTTAAATACTTATTATATTTTATATCATAATAAAGATAGTTTATATTTTTTATTTTCGGTTATTATAATTAAAAAAAATCACACTTGTAATATAATGTTCAATGATTATATTACAAATTTAATGCAAAATATTACAAAAAAAGATAACAGTCCAACTAATATAGATTTAGTGCTGGAAGGTGGAGCTAATAATGGACTTTATGAATTAGGAGTTCTTTTATTTATTAAAGAAATGGAGAGAAAAGACTATATAAAAATAGAGCGAATATCGGGTGTAAGTATAGGTGCTTATTTAGGATTTCATTATTTTAATGATACATTATTATGTACATTACCTTCATTTGAACATATAAAAGACTATTTCAAAGAACATTTAAATATTGAACAATTTAATTCAATCGTTAAACAAGATATATCTAATTGTACATTAGAAACCTTTGATACAATAAAATTAAATAAACTATTCATTAATTCTACTAATCTAAAGGAGAGAAAACAGGAATTAACATCTATTTACAAAACTAAAGAAGAACTCTATCAATGTATTGTTAAATCTTGCTTTATTCCCTTCTTATTCAATAAGGAAATGACATATAAGTATAATGATAAAGAATATATTGATGGGTTATTTCCTCATATATTTAATAATCGCAGTGAAAATAATAAGAAAATATTGTATATTTCTATTAATCAATTGAAAAAATTTCGGTTTATGTTTAGTTCCTACAGAGAGAAAAATAATTGTGGCAGAATATTGGAAGGTATATTAGATGCCTATACATTCTTTTTATATGAAAAACCTACACAACTTTGTAGTTACGTCAATCAATGGGGACACATTGACTATATTTCTCTCCGTTGTAAACAACTTTTTCTCATTTGTATTCTTTTTATTGTTTATTGTTTCACTTTACTTTATCACTTTATTGATCCTTATTTTCGCAATGTCGTATTTTATAATATTATTCATAATTTATTAGAACAATGTTATAAAGATTTTTTATTATATTATTGTTTCTAATTAAAAACAATTTCTTATTAATACATTAATAATGTATAATATATTAATAATTGGTCATGGAGCGCGTGAACACGCTGTTGCAAAATCATTGCGTAAATCAATCATACCATTTAAACTATATGGTATTGGACAAAGCATTAATGTAGGATTAAATACCTTATGTGATGAATATGTTATTATGGATGTAAATAATAATTCACAAATTCTCTATTATTGTAATGAAAAACATATTGATATTGCTATTCTTGGACCAGAACAACTCCTAAAAAATAAATTAGTAGCTGTACTTGATGATATTTGTTTTTGTATTGGACCATCATTCTCATTATCAAAATTAGAAACAAGTAAATATTTTGCACGTAAATTTATTAATAGTAATACTACTATTCGTAATTATAATCCTTCTTTTATTGGAATGGATATTTATAATGATGAACTTATTGAGGATTTTTGTACAAAATATGATAATGAAATCGTTGTTAAAGCCGATGGATTACATGGTGGAAAGGGTGTTAAAGTATTTAATAAAGATTTATTCTCTCTAGATGATATTAAAGATTATTGCAAAGAAATTATCAATAATAATGAGGTCGTTGTATTGGAAGAAAAATGTGTAGGAAAAGAATTTTCATTCATAAGTATATTACATGATAGTCATGCAGAACATACATTTCCTATTATGGATTTTAAACGATTAAACGAATGTGATACTGGACCTAATACAGGAAGTATGGGAGCATTAACTGATAATAATTCTCTCTCTTTTTTAACTCAACAAGATATTGAAACAGTTAAAATAATTAATAAATCTATCATTAACCAATTAGAGTTGTATTATAAAACGACATATACTGGATTTTTATATGGAAGTTACATGAAAACAGAAGATGGAATTAAAATTATAGAATTTAATTGTAGATTAGGAGATCCCGAAGCGATTGTATTATTTGAAAATCTAAAAACATCACTCTTTGATATTATTCTCTCCATGAAAGAAAATAGATTTGCAAATATGGTTATAGAATATAAAATACAATCTGTTATATGTAAGTATATTGTACCTTTAATTTATCCAAATAATAAACTAAATCCAAGTTATTTCGCTTATAATTGTGAAATATCATCTATGTTAGATTTGACAGAATTATCAAATATACAAAAAGATTCTCTCTATTATGGGTCATTTGATGGAGAGAAAATGTTAGGTTCAAGAGCTATTGCTATTTGTTATACTACAAACTATCCTTTAATGAAATTACACGAACAATCTATAAATAATAGTATTCTTAATGGTATAAAAGGAGATTTTCATTATCGCACTGATTTAATACAATCCTATCAAAATAAATTAATAAAAAACGAGAGAAAATCATTGAATTATAAAGATTGTGGTGTTGATATTGATAATGTAACAGATACATTAAGTATTTGCAAAGAAATCGTTCAATCAACTTATAATAAAAATGTATGTTCAGATTTGGGAACATTCGGTGGTATGTATTCAATTAAAGATTATATGACCTCAATGAAGGAACCTATTTTAGTATCATCAACAGATGGTGTAGGAACTAAATCAGAATTCTTATGTAAATATTTAGATCATAGTGAAGCTTTTTATAGACTTGGACAAGATTTGGTTAATCATTGTATAAATGATATCTTAGTTCAAGGAGCGAAACCACTTTTTTTCTTGGATTATTTTGCTTCATCTCATATTAAATCAGATAATCTTATACAATTTATTAAAGGTGTATCATATTCATGTAAAAAATATGATTGTGTATTAATTGGAGGAGAAACAGCTGAAATGCCGGGTATCTATAATAAAAATGCACATGATTTTGTAGGAACTATTGTCGGTATTCTTGATAAAAAAGAACTTATTGATGGTAAACAAATGATTGAAAAAGATGATGTTGTCATTACTCTTCCTTCTTCTGGACCACATACAAATGGCTATTCTATGTTAAATAAATTATATGCTTATACTGATAAAGAACAGTTACATCCAGATTTATTAAATGTACATCGTTGTTATATAGATGAAATTAATTTATTGAGAGAAAATAATATTTCAATACATGGACTATGTCATATTACAGGTGGAGGATTAAAAGATAATCCACCACGAGTATTACCAGATAATTTAACTATTGAATATAATTCTTTTACTATTCCAACCTCTTTTAAAAATATACAAAATAACGGTAATCTAACAGATGAGGAATTATATAAAGTATTTAATTGTGGTATAGGTATGTTTATTTTTGTTAATAAACATGATGTATCAAATACTCTTAAATTATTAAAGGATAGTTATATTATTGGTAAAACTATATAAAAAAATATATTAAATATATTATAAATGATGAAATTAGCATTATGTACTGATCGTAGTGAAAATATTGAACATATTAGTCAATTAATTGTTGGTAATGATTTTAAATATGAGATTCAATTAGTTATCTGTAAAAAAGATTCATCTGCATCTTTATATTGTATAAAAAATGGCATAGAAAATTTTGATTATGATAAAGAAAATGATAATAAAACTATTGATATGCGAACTACACAAAAAATAGAAAATGGTGATATCAATTATATTTTTTATATGGATACTAGTTATGAATTTACCAATGCATTTATTAAAGATGTAAAAATTCCATTAATTAATGTTACTATGCATTTTGAGGAAATTGGACATAGTATTATTAGTCATTATGTAAATGACTACGAATTTAATGGTGCGTGTATTTGTGCTATTAATCTTTCTAATTCTATTTTAAAATCTAATATTCATGTTGATATGAATAATAAACTTCAAGATTATAAGAATGATGTTGTTAGATTAACATTAAATTATATTTATCGTGTATTTAAAAAACCGAATGGAGAGAAAATTGGCAAAGTTCGCAATATTTATCCTATGAAAAATAATAATATGTTAGCGATTGTCAATAGTGACCGACAAAGTGCGTTTGATAGACATATTGGAAATATAAAATACAAAGGATTTATTCTTAATGAATTAAGTGCGTATTGGTTTAAAAAAATTAAACAAGATCTTAATATTAAAAATCATTACATTAATCATAATTGTAACGTTATGTTTGTTAAGAAGTGCACTGTTATTCCATTAGAAATTATTGTACGGGGCTACATGACTGGTTCTACACGAACAAGTTTATGGACACATTATAATAATGGATCACGAAATTATTGTGGTAATGTATTACGTGAAGGATATAAAAAAAACGAAAAATTAGATAATATTATTGTTACACCAACAACAAAAGGTATTGAAGATGTTCCAATTTCCTTTAATGAAATTTTAGAGAGAGAACTTGTAAATAGAACAGAATTAGAACATATTTATGATATGGCAATGTGTTTATTTGAATATGGACAACAAGAGGCACATAAACATGGATTAATTCTTGTAGATACAAAGTATGAATTTGGATATCATAATGGAGAGATTATTCTTATTGACGAAGTACATACATGTGATAGTAGTCGTTATTGGAAAAAAGATACTTATCAAGAATTATTTAACAATGATAAAGAACCTCATAAATTTGATAAAGATATTATAAGAGATCATATTAAAAAATATGTGAAAGACCCTTATAATGATGAAATTAATGTAGATGAATCTATTTATACTGTTGCGAGTAATGAATACCAAAAATTCTATACACAACTTACTGGTGAGGATATTTTATTCCAATATAATTATAATTCTTTTCTAGATTGCAATCGTCTTACTAATGAAATGATTAATGAATATTATAGTTATTGTGTTCCAACGTGTGTTATTTTATCTGGTTCTGAAAGCGATTCTAAGCATGTTAATAAAATTAGAAAGGCTCTGGATAAGTTACATATTACTAATATTTCTTTTGTTTGTAGTGCTCATAAGAATACTAAGAAACTCTTGGAAATTATGGATGAATTAAATAGTCGTCAACATCCTCTTATTTTTGTCACATGTGCAGGTAAAAGCGATGCATTATCAGGGGTTGTATCATGTAATACACAATATCCTGTTATTGCGTGTCCTCCCCATGCAGATAAGGTAGATATGATGGTTAACATGAATTCTACTTTACAAATGCCTACTAATGTTCCTGTTATGACTGTGCTCAATATAACAAATGTGGCCATTTGTGTAAATCGTATTTTCAATTTTGGAAAATAATATGAAAATAATATGAAAATTAAATATTTAAATTATTTATATATTTTATTTATATTTAATATATAAATGAGTGGTTATGCTTTATATGATCCTACTGAACTATTAAGTTTACCTTCTTGTTCTGTTCCAATTATTAAAGCAACCTCCGAAAACTTTAAAGATTATGGTAATTTCGTATATGACTATGAAGAAGAAAACGTAATAATAGAATCTTGGCCTATAAATGGAAAACGTAAATTATATCCTGGGACTGGTATTGGTGGAGGTATTGCAGAAGGTAAATTCTCTTATAAATACGATAATAATCTTCTTTATGCAAAAAACGAAGCTGTAGGAGGAAGTTATATTACGGGTATCACGTTAACCAAAAATAACAATGAAAATAATGAAGATGAAAAATATATTATAACACGTGAAGCTAATTATCATCCTGATGGCGGTCAAGTATTTTATCCATTATCACCTGATCCATTTATTTTATTATTAGCTCTTTCGGGAGATGACGTTAAAGCATCTGATTATGTTGGGTTCTATTTTGATGGTAGTTGTGGATGTCAAATAAAAGCAAATATTTGGCATCAACCTGTATATCCTCTTGCTAATGAATCATGTTTTATGACTAAACAAGGTGCAGTTCATGGATGTGTATGTTATGATAGTGTCGTTGAAGAAAATATAACATTAAAAATTAAATTACACAATATCTAGTAATTTTTTTGTTTTCTTTTGTGTCTTTTCTGTTTTATTTTTGTTTTTTTTTTTGTCTTTTGCTCTTTGTGTTTTAATTTTTTTGTTATGGAGGAATGGATTGTAATTTAAGAAATATTCTTCATATTCCTTTGTATTTTTTTTATTTTTAAGTTCCTGAAATTTCTTTGTTTTTTCTGAACGAGTATCTTCTATAGTTAGTTGGTTTCCTATACATTTCAATGTAAATCGTCGTAATAATCCTTTTTGTTTTAAACGGTTCTTTTCTTGTATTTTAAAAAGTAATTCACTCATACATAAAATACGGTCTTTATCATAATATGCGTTATCTGTATAAAGATAAGCTAAATAATAACTAAGCATAGTATCTATTGTTGCTATTCTTACTTTCTCTCCATTAATATTAATAACATTATAACTATGACATGCTAAAGGTTGGTAGATAAATACAATAGTATCTTTTCCTACCTTTATTTCATAATGCATTGGAACTATTTCTCCAACACCCTTATGTTCAATTATTTTAACATTATCTATTCCCTCATTATTTAATTTTAATTTTAATATAACTGCTGTTGTTTCAGGTGAATCTGAAAGTACATCAAAATCAGGAATTTTCTGTAATTTACTTTGTTTATTGGATTTCAAATATTTTAATAAATAATGATTAGCATAAGCACCAAAAAACACAACACCACGTTTAATAAGGGTTTTACGTGTAATATTAAATATTTTTTCATAATCCATTTTTTCATTTGAAAATTTTCTTTGGATGTTTACATCTTCACAATCGTTGATCTTTAAAGGAAAGTTTTTATTAAATAACGTAAGACGTTTTAATATCTTTTCCCATCGTGATATATCTCCTCGTGGTCTAGATAATTCTAAATACATAGACATACGTAAATAATTTGGTGGTGTGTAATAAATACCATCTATCTTAATGGCTTCCTTTTTAAGATTATTATAGATTTCTGGTATTAGATAAGTAATATCCGCAATAGGAATAAAATTAACAAATACTTTAAATGTACCATGATGAACACCTGCTTTTGATTCTACTTGTTCAAATCCTTTTTTAGCATAAATATCAGCTAATTGTTTTGCATCATTTAATGGATTTTTTGAAAAGAAATCATAATCTGGTAGTTCAATATTATAATTATAGAATTGATCTTTTTTGGGTAAAATGTTATTAATTGCTGTACCACCATAACAAATTAATTCTTTATCTCGTAAGAATTGTTCTACAATGCTTACAATTTCGGTAATATTTGGATCATCAATTAATTGTTTACCTTTTATTTTCGCTATTTGATCAATAGATTGACGTAATATAGTTAACTCACATTCATGAAAATCCATGTTTTTATCACATTTCATTTTATATATATTATTAATAAATTATAATTATAGTAAGATTATTAAAATTATAGTTTTTTATTTTATTTTTACTATTTTATTATCCTTAAATTTGTGCTTTGAAATAGGGTTTTTCAATAGTCCGAGGTGCATATGAGTTTGCTGGATTCTGTATTTTTGGTTTAGATATAGTTAATGGAATATATCTTAATTGTTCTGGTTTAAGAATAAAAGAATGCCCTGCTGAATTGAATAAATCTAAATAATATGTTAAATTCGCATCTAATGTTTGATAATTCATACAAACAAATTGACATCCATATCTAAAATCTAATGCGGCTGACATATTCTCTCCTTGGTTAGTTATATCTGGTATTACAATACTCATGTTTTTCTTATTATATTCCTTCAACTCACTTGTATCATGATTATAAATAACATCATAATTTCGCAATTTCCGTAAAAATAATGAATTACTTGTAATATTAACTAATTTCTCAAAATTTTTTACCTTTCTAAAATTATCATTTTGATTATCACAAATAATAACAACCTTTCCAATAAAGTCCTTTATAGGATTTGCTCCTATATTTTCACCATGAGATTCATATTGATATTCACTTCCTAATAACTTACTGGAAAAATTTTTTTTTATTATTGAAGCCATGTCTTTATAAATATCTAAATGATTAGTCATCACTCTAAAATGTAAGAATAATGGATCATTTGCATTGGGACAAGTTCCACTAGAAAAAGCATATCTTTTTACTAAATCCATTACTCTTTCAAAAGGTAAGCTATTATATGTTTCCTTAATATGAACCGAATCTTTAGTAGATGCTGCAATAACAGGTTTTCCATTAATGGAATAAATCTCAAAATCTAATAATCGAGCACCTTTTTTAATAACTTGCTTTAATGGAATATAATCTACATAATCATTTTTAAAAGCACCCCCACAACACGAGTTATAACTACTTGCAATATAATAATCACGTAATTTATATTTAAAACCGGAACTTGATGCATTTATAGATCTAATATTCATAGGTACTATTTCTAAGTCCGCTTTCATATCTTTATTATTAGTTCGTTTCTTATTTATCTGTATATAAATATAATACACTAATAATAATATAACTACACCTATCAAAAAATAGAGTAGATAATTTATATCCATCGCCTTTTTTTTTAAACGATTAAAATTCATTTATATATTTATCATATTTTTTAAATTATTTAAATTAAAATAATTTAAATATAATTATATTGGTATATTTTAAAAGATGCCTGGTGGATTAATGACATTGATCTCTTATGGTTCAGAAAATATATTTTTAAATGGAAATCCTAGTAAGACTTTTTTCAAAACAACTTATAAAAAATATACGAATTTTGGTATGCAAAAGTTTCGTCTTGATTATGATGGTCTTCGTAATCTTAGATTGAACGAAGAAGTTACTTTCAAATTTAAAATCCCTCGTTACGCTGATTTAGTTAATGATACTTATGTTGTCGTTAACATACCTAACATATGGAGTGCATTACATATTGATGATGATGGTAATTATATTGAGCAAGGTTTTAAATGGATTAATGATTTGGGAACAAATATGATTAAAGAGGTTGTTGTTATGGCCGGTAGTCAAATTATCACACAATATACTGGAGAATATATTAATGCCATACAACAAAGAGATTTTTCAAAAGTAAAAAAGAATCTCTTTAATGAAATGATTGGTAATGTTCCTGAATTAAATGATCCTGCAAATACAAATGGTAATGTCAATATTTATCCAAATGCTTTTTTTCAAGGTACATCATTAATTGAACCTTCAATTCGTCAGAAAACCATATATATACCATTAGACTGTTGGTTTACACAAACTAGTAAAATGGCTTTTCCACTTATTTCATTACAATATGAAGAATTACATATTCATGTTACTATGCGACCTATTCGTGACTTATATATGATTCGTGATGTTCAAGACGCTAGTAATAATTATCCATATATAGCTCCAAATATAAATCTAGATATTAATCAATTATATCGTTATATTAATCCTCCTCTAGATATCAGCGGAACACTTTATGCAAATACTAATGAAAGTTGGAATGCAGATGTTCATCTTTTATCTACTTATATTTTCTTAAGTAATGAAGAACAAATGTGTTTTGCTAAAGAACAACAGCAATATCTAGTTAATTTACCTTATGAAACTGATTATTATAATGTTACTGGTTCTAAAGTAGTAGATTTGGAAAGTCGCGATCTTGTTTCTTCATATATGTGGCGATTTAGAAGGTCTGATGCATTTATGCGTAATACATGGAGTAATTATACAAATTGGCCTTATAATAATATTCCTTATGGTGTTTCAAATATTGCTACCTTACCTAGTGATATATTTATTACTGGTAATTTACAAACTGCAAATCAAAAAGCTATTTTACTTGATCTTGGAATTGTTATTGATGGAAAATATAGAGAGAATATGATGCTTGAAGGTATATATAATTTAGTTGAAAAATATATTCGCACTACCGGTAATGCTAAATTTGGTCTCTATTGCTATAATTTCTGTATTGATTCTAATGCAAAAGAATTACAACCATCAGGTGCTATGAATATGAATAAATATAATAAGATTACATTTGAATTTAATACATTTCAACCACCTGTAGATCCTTCAGCAATTTTTCAAACAATATGTGATACTGATGGCACCATAATTGGTTATAGAAAACCTCTTTGGCGTCTTAATGATTACAATTTTGATTTACACGTTTTTGAAGAACGATATAATTTACTCATTTTCGCTAATGGTATGTGCGGATTAAAATATGCACGATAATAATAATAATTTACATATTTATGTAAAATAAATATAAATAATATTTATTTTATATTAGTATTACTTATGAATAAATACGCTCTTATCAGTGTTTTTGATAAAAGTAATATTGAAGTTTTTTCTTCTTACTTAGTAAGACAACACTATAATATATTATCAACAGATAATACTGGTCAATACTTAGATAAGTATAATATTCCAAATATACGAATATCTGCTTTTACTAAGTTTCCAGAAATGTTAAATGGACGAGTAAAAACGCTTCATCCGAAAATTTATGGTGGTATTCTTGGTTTACGAGATAGAGAAAAGGAAAGAGATATTGCAACTTATATAGATATGGTAATTGTAAATTTATACCCATTTAAACAAGTTATAAATAGAAAAAACCATACACTTGAAGATGCTATTAATAATATTGATATAGGAGGAGTTTCCTTGTTGAGAGCAGCTGCCAAAAATTATAAACATGTATTAAGTATTACAGAACCTGAACAATATAATAAAATAATGGGTCTTCAAAAAATAACAGATGAAATTAAATTAGAATTCGCAAAAAAAACATGGAAATACGTAACTGATTATGATATTACTATTTCTAGTTATTTAAATAAAGATACTACGTATCGTACTTATGAAAAACAATATCCTTTAAAATATGGATGTAACTCATATCAAACTCAAGGTGGTGTTTATAAATTAAAAGATTCTTATTTTCCGTTTAAAATACTTAATGGTTCTATGAGTTATATTAATCAACTTGATGCTATTATTTCTTGGAAATTAGTAACAGAACTAAAAGATGCATTCAGTATTCCTTGTGCAGCATCATTTAAACATAATACTCCTGCTGGTGTTGGAACGGGAATAGATTTATCTAATGAATTATTAAAGGTTTGTTTTATTAATTCTGAATATAAATTAAATTCTACATCAAATGCATTTTTAAGGGCACGTTATACAGACCCTTTATCTTCATTTGGAGATTTTATTGCAATTAGTGATAGAGTTGAGGAAGAAACAGCATTATTAATTAAGAATGAAGTAAGTGATGGAATTATTGCTCCTTCTTTTTCAGATAAGGCATTAGAAATATTAAGGTCTAAAAAATCTGGTAATTATATTATCATTGAAGGAAATCCATATTATCATGATAATATTGCTTATAGAGAATTATATAATGTTGTTTTATCTCAAAAGGAAAATATACAAAGTGCAAATGTATTAAGAATTAAAAACATAGTAACAGAAAAAAAAAATATAAATAATTATAATAATCTTTTATTAGCTAATATTACTTGTAAATATACTCCATCTAATTCTATAGTAATGGCATATGATGGACAGGTTATTGGTGTGGGAGCAGGACAACAAAATCGTGTTGACTGTATACGATTAGCTGGTGAAAAAGGAAGAATGTGGTTTTTACGTCAACATGAACAATGTTTAAATATAAAATTTGGTAAAAAAGCAAAAAGGACCGATAAAATCAATTCAATAACACGATATTTACAAGAACCTTCATTAATAACTAATTTTGATCATGAATTATGTTCTAATGTTTATCCTACAGGAAAAATTCCGAAACAATTAAATAATAAAGATAAGGAGCAATATTTAAAACAAATAATGAAAAATATTGCATTAGCTTCTGATGGTTTTTTTCCTTTTGCTGATTCTATTGAAGAATGTAATAAGTATGGTGTATCTCATATTGTCCAACCGGGTGGTAGTGTATCTGATGAATCAGTAATTTGGGCTTGTGATGCACATAATATGATTATGTATAATAGTGGAGTGCGATTTTTTACTCATTAGATAGGACAGTAATCTTTGAAATAACTACTAGGTACGGTGCGACTTCCTGTGCCTTGTTGCATACTTGTAATATGTTGATCAGCAAGAGTAACTAAATCTTTATCATCGGGAATATCACGTGTACCTGGTTTAGGAACAACGCGTGTAGATATAACCGTATGTGGAGTTGGAACTCCTGGTAAAATATGTTTATGTGTTGGAACGTGTTTTGGAGTTGGAACTCCGTGTATAATGGGTTTATGTGTTGGAACGGGTTTTGGAGTTGGAACTCCGGGTATAATGGGTTTATGTGTTGGAACGGGTTTTGGAGTTGGAACTCCGGGTATAATGGGTTTATGTGTTGGAACGG